TGGAATGCAAGATTTTTTAATTTTTCTTCATTGTTTATTAAGAAAGTATATTGTCCAAACTGCATTCCGTTATGCTGTCCAAACTTATCAAACGTTAGTAGGCCCATGTTGAATATTTGTTTATCGCCTATAATAGTAGGAATCTGTGGATCATATTGCCCGTACCCAGAATATCCAAGCATTTTTCCGCCCTCGTCATTGAACCCCAACGATCTACTAAAGGCCTCGTACATTAATCCAAGGTCAAAGTCGTTTCTAATTTCTACAGTAGATGATCTTAGATGCCACCGTGGCCATTCTTCTTTAGATACTGCAACACTATTGTCCCAGATAATACCTGTATCTTCTGTAACTTTTGACGTTGTGTATAATCTCTTATAGATTGCATGAAACATATTAGGGTACTTTGCTACAAATGCAGTCCTTGTTTCGTGCGCCTGATACCCAGTAGTTAAATTAAAACTAGATCCTCGGCCGTCCCAAACAATAACTAATGCATCTTCAAAACCTGAATTATAAAATGCCTTAGCAGCATGACTTAGATGATGACTTTTATTTCTAGTAACTAATTTAAACCCTCTGTTAAATTTAAAACCCATTTTTGCAATTATATGAGTTATACTATGATATTCTGATCGTATATTATCATATCCTGTAATAATCAAAACATCTAACTTGGGGGATATTTTTTGAATTTCTTTTACACAATAAAACGGAAATCCTGTATCTTTTTTAATTCTTGATAGACGTTCTTCTTCGTTATAATAAACAAGTTCCCCGTCAACAAATAAGCACGCCGATGCGTTATGATCTTTTTGTATTCCTAATATGTTCATAGTTAACCCTTTTGTAAATGTGTTAGTAATTCTTGATGTGTTGGTACTGTTTGAATTACTTTGTTTATTAATTCTTTATACTCGCTTGGACTGGGCGTAATATTTTCGTAGTTAGTTATATTCATTGGTTTTTCAAATAGCTCTAACCCACTACACACTTCTAAATAACTATGTAGCGGAAATACTGCCGGTGTTAGTGCATCTTCAATATCGTATTTTTTTATTGAAGAGTTTTTAATTAATTCTAACTTAGATTTTAGTGCATCAGGTACTGGATTGTTTTCTTTAAAATTTTTCCAAAATTCACTGTCTGTTCTTTTAGTAAGATAATGAATATAAACAAAATAGGATTTTTCATCAACTTCATTACCTATTATCTTATTAAACAATTCTAGTCCTTTATCTGTAGGATTATCTATTTCATTAATAAACTGTTTGAATAATAATAACTGAGTTTGTGTTAACCACAACGAAGTTGACTCTAACGGTTCAATAAAATTAGCACTAAGGCCTACGGCCATACAATTTTTAACCCATACATTTTTGTGTCGACCAGCTTTAAAATCGATAACTTTTCTAACTTCAATTTCTTGACCTAAGTATTCTTCTACTTCTTCTTTAGCTTGATCTACTGAAATATAATCAGAGTCAAAAACATATCCCGCACCTAGTCTATGTTGTAACGGTATATTCCACATCCATCCGTATTTCATAGCTATTGACTTAGTATAGGGATGTATTTTAGGTTCTGATTCTAACCAGAAAGGAATAGCTTTTTTGGCAGGAAGGAACTTTTTATAAGATACCCATTCTTGTTTAAAAACTTTTCCAATAAGCAGTCTAGCAAATCCAGTACAGTCAAACACAAAATTACAGTCAACTTCTCGATTATTTTCTAAAACTATTGTTTTTATAAAACCGTTTTCATCTTGAATACAGTTTTTAAAATTACCTTCTACTACGTTAACTCCTCTTATCTTAGCATGATCTTCAAGTGCATCAGCGAACTGAGTAGCATCAAAATGTATAGCCCATGTAGTATTAGTTAAATCAACTTTTCCACTATATGCTAATCTTTGTTGATAGAGATATTCGTTAAAGGGCAACCCTTTTGCAATCAATGTTTTTTTATAAAAGTCTTCACAGGCATGCTCAAATATACCAGGTATACGAAATTCTTGTATGTTTTCAAAAAAACTATGGAAATAACGTTTACCGTCTCCATTCCAATTTTCAAAACTAATACCATTTTTAATTGTACCATTAGTACGACGAACAATTTCAAGCGGATCTATATCGTGATGGTTTAGAAAATTAACAATATGAGGTGTAGTAGCCTCACCGACACCAATAATACCAACAGACTTGCTTTGTATTACAGTAACGTTTGCTAGGGGAAACATTTTTTTAATAGATATTGCAGTCATCCACCCTGCACTACCACCACCTAAAATTACATATTTTTTATTCATCATTTAATTGTAAAGACGTATTAAACGCTATTGAAATTCGATCCTCAACAGCCATATTAGATTCAACAAAGTGTGACAAGTATGCTGGAAATATTAGTAAATCTCCTGCAACTGGCCCGTACCTCCAGACGGCAGAAGTAAAATTATTAGTCCCTTTCATTATATCAGGAGTATAATGATATTGCACATTTATTCCGGGATGCTGAAAACTTATACTACTAATAGGCTCAGGGGTTGATACATAGTACACTCCGGCAAGTACAGCGTTCGGATGTATATGTGGTCTGTTGAATGCACCATAAGAATTAATGTTAATCCATATGTTGCTTAAGAAAGAAGTTGACGAATCGGGTTCTGGAAAAATAGAATTCTTTACTTCATCAGCTGAGTCTATAATCAGATTAGTTAATTTAGCTATTTCTGGATGTTGATCTTCTAACGGGTCGCTTTGCCACCCTACAAAATTACTTTTTATAACGCCATCTGATTTTTCTTTTAACGAGTAAGCATATTTTACTAACTCGTCGTTGTTAATGTCAGTTACATGTGTAACTGCAAGAAAGCTTGAAAAAATTGGGTGAATTCTCATATTGTGTAAATAAACGTAGCAGATTATTTAGTGTAAATTTAATCCAGAAGGAAAAATAAATGAATATAGTAGTTGTCGGCGGTGGCACAGCAGGATGGCTTGCAGCATTATTTTTAAGTAAAAATCATCCAGAGCATAAAATAACAGTTGTTGCATCTAAAGCAATTGGCGTACTAGGTGCAGGCGAAGCAGTTACTGGCGCACTAACAGACTTAGTTGTCGGCCGATACGGTGATTTTGGCATTGACCCATTAGAGTTTTTTATTGAAACTAAAGCTATGCCGAAATACGGAATCATGCACCGAGATTGGACTGCTAAAAAAGGACATGACTATTTTGGACCAATTGATGGGACCCCGACAGGCCTACATATACCAGACGGCGTAGCAGCATATTTACTAGCACACGATCCTAAAAAAATGCACCTTGGTACATTCTATGGAAACATGTGTGAATATAACATTTCACCTATTAGCAAAGTTACACACGAGTTTGAAGAGAGTACACACGCATTTCATTTTGATGCACAGTTAGCAGCCAAGTACTTAGAAAAAGTTACACTTCGAGCCCCTAATTGTCAACTAATCGATAAGAAAATTTTAGATGTAAATTTAAATGAACAGGGGTATGTTAAATCTTTGTTATTAGAAGACCAGACTACTGTTAATGGTGATTTTTTTATTGATGCTTCTGGATTTTCTAGACTTATTATGACTAAGTTAGAAACTAAATGGATTAGTTATAAAAAGTGGTTACCTATTAATGCCGGCCTTCCGTTTTTTGTAAATTATAAAGAAAATGAAAGTCCTAAATGCTATAGTGTAGCCTGGGCACAAAGTGCTGGGTGGTATTGGGAAGCAGGAATACAGTCACGTAAAGGGTGCGGCTATACATTTTGTGAAGATTTTATTAGCTTTGATCAAGCTCAGGCAGAAATTGAGCAGGTGTTAGGGCATGAAATTACTCCTATTAAACAATTTAGATTTGACACTGGTCGACTAGAAAATACTTGGGTCAAGAACTGTCTTGCTATAGGTCTTGCTAGCTCGTTTGCTGAACCATTAGAAGCAACTAGCATCCACTCAACAATACAACAGCTAACACATTTTAGTTTTGAGTTTTTAAAAACTACAAAAGAAGATACATTAAACCCATTTTCAACTACTATCTATAATATCAGAATTAATAAAATGTTCGATGATTATAAAGAATTTTTAGTTAGTCATTATCTCGGAGGACGAACTGATAGTGAATTTTGGAAATATATTACTGCCGGAAATACACTAACTGATTTTAATATTAATTTAAGAGAAACCTGTAAGTCTAGGATACCTACAATTTATGATTTTAATAGTTATCCTGGTGCAGCTGGATGGTTGATATGGTGTCATATACTAGTCGGAACAGGTCAGTTATCGCCAGATGTTGCTCGAAAACATCTTACCGATGAGATGGTAACTGACGCAGTTAGTAGATTAAATTCGCTAAGTATTGCAGCTCACAGAATGGAGTTAACTCATTACAATTACAGTGAACACGCTAGAGTGTTAAACAATGAGAAAATAAAATTTTATCCTCGTCGAGGCGAAAGTTGGCATCTTAATCGATTATAATAAATCTAAGATCTCTAAAATTGTTTGAAGTTTATTTTGAATAATTTTATTTCTAAGGCTTAGATCTAAACCTTTGTGTACAGGTTTAGGAAGGTTATTAAGATCAAACCATCCCCATGCTATATGCTCGTCACTTAACGTAGGCACAAATTCATTTTCTACTAGACAAAAATATGTATGAAAGTTAAAACAACTGTCTTTGCTTACAAATCTTTCTAAAGGTACAGTTTTTTTAATTTCAACTGTGCCAATTTCTTCAGTAATTTCTCGTTGAAGTCCTTGCCATGCTGTTTCATCAATTAGGTTAGTACCTCCTACTAATCCCCAGCAACCTCCGTGCTTACCTTCTCTTTTTTGTAAAAGTAAAAATCTTTTTGAAGACTTAGCGCAAACTAAGGCTCCGCTGCAATCAATTAAAGTGCTATTCTCCATTGTCCCTTCTTATATTCGCCCTCAAAAGATTTGCTCCATACTGTACCGTCCCACTTGTACTGGGTGTTAGTATAAAAATTAGTTTGATACACAAATGGTAATGTATTCTCTGACGCAGAAAAAATAACAACCCATTTAGTCCCACTCCACTCAATAATGTCATTTGCTTCAGCAGCAGTGTCGCTTCCGTCTGTATTTTTCCAAGCATCAGGACCGTCTTCGTTCATAAACAGCTCGTAGCTAATGTCACTACCGGCTACTACAGGTGTATCCAACGTTATAAAGTAGTCGCCTGTATCCGGGTTATTAGGAATACGGGCACTACCTGACCCTACTTCAATGTTGTCGACCCACACTCTATGGTCGTTAACTTTTTTATGCAATACATTAGTATTGATTCGACTAATGCTGTTAACAGCTTCAAATGTTTCTCTTAATGATCCGCCTATACCATCTACTATCAAGTAGCGTTTCCCGGCAGTGATAGGTTGATCAGTATTTTCTTTGTTTGGGCGTTTAGGATTAAATGTAGTAGGATCAATAATAGCATCAAAGAATCCATATTCGCCGGATGGTCTTACTGGACCTGGAATTAGCGTATTAGATGGAAATGTATCAGTATCCCAACTTGATACCAACAGAGTTGCGTCAGTAGGGTGTAAACTAACAGTTCCTACAACTTCAGTTTCGTCTGGTTGTATTAAAAATAGTTTGCTTAATCCTGCTGTTAGATTCCCTGGGAATTGTTTCAACACCATTTGCCAAGATAACCACGTGCCTGGACTTGCTTCGTTACTGCGTATTCTTACTATAGATTGTTCTACAACAATATCAAAATTGCCAATAGTAACTCTTTGGGCAAACATTTTATTAATAGGAACTACTTGCCCAGTTGCATAGTCTGTTCCAAGTCCGTCTATATAGTCTAGTATAGGGTCGCTTTTATTCTCAAATATATTTGCTACAATACTTGTGATAATACCTAATTTTTTAACTTTAACAGGAGGTGATATGAATATCGGTGTTTTTAAAGTTAATGTAGCAACATCAATAGCAGACTGTGTTCCTACAGGTATACTACGAGAACTAAACACAACGTCACCTAACTCAACAACACTTAAACTAGTCCAGTCAATATAATTGTCAGTAGTTTGTATTTCTAAACTTGGATTGAACAACACCAACATTTGTTCTATAATTTGCAATTTTTGATCTGTACTAGTTGACCAAATGTCAACTTTCAACGTTAAGTCAAACGGTGTAGGCATTAATCTTTCAACAGTATATTGGTTACCTTGGCTGTAATTATAGTCTGTCGGATTACCGTCTTCGTCAGTGTCGTACGCTCGTTCTCTAATATTCAACTTACTAACAAATGTACTGTCGCTTAATCTATCTCTTGCAAGATCTAAATCTCCTACATAAACAGCAATACGTGGCGCAGTGGCCGCTGAATTTTCGCTGTTTTGATTAACAACACTTGCCGCCTGGCGGTCCTGATCTCCATACATAACAGGAACTCTAACCAGTGTTCCATCCCCGTACTTTACTGAAAAGTTAGACAACAGTCTAACTACCTGTGTAATGTATCTTCTTATTTGGCCGTCATAAAAATGTTGCATTAGAAATCTGCCTTAGGTTTAAGTGCTTTAGAAATAGCCTGGCGTTCTTGTACAGTCTCTGTTCCGATAACAGCACTTTTTGTATTGTTAATAAATCCTGTTCGTTGCGTATTTCTAGTGTCAGTATTAGAAAGAGTGTGCCTTACGGCATCTTCTACTTTAACCCATCGTCTTCCGTCGTATCTAAATAGTCTGTTAGGCATCATATCGTTACGTAAAAAATAGTCATCTTTAATAGCGTTCGACGGAAACTGTATGCCAAACCCAAAATCTGCTCCATTAGGCGGAACGCCGTCACCTAACAAATATCCAGTATATCCAGTTCTTTTTGGTTTTTGTGATTCTTCACTAGCATCCAAAGTTAATGAACTAGCATCAATGTCTGTTTCATCAGCAGTCCTTAATGCAGGATTACCTTTATCATCTACAGCTAGTGTATAAAATTGTCGAGTTTCGTAACCACTCTTAGGAGCATCAGCTTCTGCTTGTGCTAGAATTGCATCATTAATAGATAACTGTTTGTTATAAGTGCTTAATACATCTCGCAAGGATGTTGCGGTTTCGACCCCGGTTACTGGATTAACAATCTTCTGGTCAAAAATTTCTTTATACTGCTGGCTATCAACAATCTTTTTAAGTTTTAATCTATACAGATGCGGGTACCATGTACGGCTAAAACCTTCTGCTGCACGACCTACTTCGTCAATGACAAAGTAACGTGGTAGTGCAACATCAAAATCATTTAATGCAAATTCGTCTCTTAAATGAGGTAGTTCGATTACATCGCCCGCTAGTGGTTTACGACCAATAGACTGAATGAAATCATTAATATGTACAGTCATAAAAACTGTGTCTTGGTCAATAAACAATCCAAACTGGCTTAGATTAAAATCGATATCTGCTACATTATAAATGCCACGTAGGGTGTATATAGAACTATCATAAGTTCTATCACGATTTTCTAAAAATAACAAATCTTGAATATTTGTTTCTTTAACAATAGGATCCCCGTCTCCATCTGTGTACAATGGCTGATCTGCTGTTGCATCTGCTTGCGAGGGATTTTTTGGACCTAGGTATTTGTGCAAGTACACATCAGTACCGCCGACCTGAAACATTTCAGATATACTGCGGTCTAAGAACTTGTAATCGTTGCCCTTTTCGGGTTTGTAAAGTGATAAACGTGGCATAGTAGTATATTTAGCGCATAAATACTACGGGAGATCCAAATGTCAGACAATCCACAAGCTATTAAACAACAAGTTTTCGACTATTGCCGCACCATGTTAGGTGACGGTATGATTGACGTTGAGCTCGACCCTATACACTACGAAACTGCTTTAGATAAAGCTCTAGTGCGTTTTAGACAACGTAGCCCTAATGCAGTAGAAGAAAGCTACATGTTCCTAGAATTAGAAAAGGATAAAAATGATTACATTCTTCCTAAAGAAATTATCAACGTACAGTCATGTTTTAGAAGAACTCTGGGATCAAGAACTGGCGGTGGAACTGGAACAAACTTTGAACCTTTCAATCTGGCGTATACTAACACGTATTTGTTAAACAGCACCATGCTGGGCGGCATAGCTACCTACTATATGTTTGCCGGGTATCAAGAAATGATAGGTAAGATGTTTGGTTCGTATATTGAATTCCAATGGATCCCTACTAGTCGTACATTTAGATGTTTACAGCGTCCGTTCAGCGAAGGTGAAACATTATTATTACGTTGCCAGAACTATAGACCAGATTATAGTATTATTGAAGATATCTATGCTAAACAATGGATACGCGATTATTCATTAGCTAATTGTAAACTTATGCTAGGCGAAGCACGTAGCAAGTTTGCTACTATTGCTGGTCCACAGGGCGGTGGCAGTTTAAATGGCGGTGACCTAAAGTCTGATGGTAAGGCCGAAATTGAAAAATTAGATAAAGAACTAGAAACGCTAGTTAGTGGCGGAACTGGTTATACTTTTATTATAGGTTAATTATGAAAGTACACGAAATTGTTAGTGAATCAGCAGCGTGGAGGCGCAAAGAAGGCAAGAGCAAATCCGGCGGCCTAAACGCCAAGGGTGTTGCTAGTTACCGACGTGAAAATCCTGGTAGCAAATTACAAACAGCAGTTACTACTAAACCTAGTAAGTTGAAAGCAGGTAGTAAAGATGCTAAACGTCGTAAATCATTCTGTGCTAGAATGGGCGGAGTTGATGGTCCAATGAAAAAACCCAACGGCGAACCGACACGTAAGGCATTAGCACTACGCAAGTGGAACTGTTAAAATGAAAGTATACGAAGTTATTACGGAAATGCGCACGCCTAAGCCTAGTAAGAGACAGGCACAATCTAGTCGCGGATTAAACACCTATAGGGATGGCGAAAAAGCCGATAGTACGTATACTTCTTATAGATTAGGTATGGCAGTAGCAGGTGCTAACGGAAAAGATCCTATCGAAATGGATGGTAAGAGTTGGGCTGGTAAAACTAAAACCACACATCCATACACTGAAGAAGAACAAGAAATGCTAAAGCAGGCATATAAAGCTGTCGGTGCAAAATATAAAGACTTGAATCACGGCGACATGCGCAGTTTGGAATTGGACTCTACTAACAAAGTTAGTCCAGTTGCTAAACGAAAAACGAACAAATACGGGGTCTAATCACTCTTGACAGCAGTGTAAAAATCCTGTAATATATATTATCACTGGGGGATAATATGATTATAGGCTTCGTTGGGTTTATTGGTTCAGGCAAAGACACTGCTGCTGACTACTTGGTTAACTTTCACGGATTCCGCCGTGACTCATTTGCAAACACATTAAAAGACGCAGTTGCCGCTGTATTTGGCTGGGACCGCGTTCTCTTGGAAGGACGTACAAAAGAAGCTCGTGAATGGCGCGAGCAACGTGATGAGTGGTGGAGTGAACGTTTAGGCAAAGACATTACACCCCGTCATATCCTACAATACTGGGGCACTGAAGTATGCCGCCAAGGCTTCCATGATGATATCTGGATCGCTAGCTTAGAAAATAAAATGCGTAAAACAAGCGATAACATTGTTATTAGCGATGTACGTTTCCCTAATGAAATCAAAGCTATTAAATCTGCAGGTGGCAAGGTGGTGCGTGTAGTTAGAGGTGACGACCCAGAATGGTATCAAGATGCGTGGAACGTTAACCAGGGTCCTACTAACATGAGTTGGTCTATTAGTAAGATGCGTATGGAACAGCGTAAGATTCATGCCAGTGAAACAGCATGGATTGGAAAAGGAATTGATCTTGAGATTGACAACAACGGCACGATTGATCAGCTGTTTGCACAGATTAAAAATCTGGTGTCAGAGCCCCTCGACGCCATTGAAAGCCCTCCTTATGGAGAGTCCTCTGACAGTTTGCACACACTGTCTTAAGGTTATTAGGACGAGAATTGTTTAGATTCTCGTCCACGTGAAACACATTAAATTGTTCCTTATGTTTGCTTTTATACCCGCATTGATCGCACGTTAACTTCATGCGGTAGCCGTCCTGATACCATTTAGGGACACCGGTAGTTACTCCGCCTTTAAGGCACAGCTCACACTTCTTTCTATAATAAATTCTACCATTTTTTTGGTAGTTAATCGCAGCGGGCCTATATCCACAAATGCATAATGGTCTAGTCATAGTGTATTTAGCGCACCTTTTCAGCCCCTTTTTGGTAGGTTATAACTAGCCGAATTTATTCGTTTACAATAAATACTAGTAGAACAAAAACCTTAGGAGATTCCAAAGATGGCATTAAGTTCACCAGGCGTAGAAGTCAAAGTAATTGACGAATCATTTTATACCCCAGCAGCCCCAGGTACAGTACCTTTAGTTATTGTAGCTACTGCTGAAAATAAAGCAAACAGCGGAGCTACCGGAACCGCCCCGGGTACACTTAAAGCTAACGCTGGAGAAGTTTATCTTCTAACAAGTCAGAGAGATCTTGGAGACGTATTCGGTGACCCGATCTTTAAGACAGATGCAAATAATAATCCTATCCATGCAGGCGAGCAGAACGAATATGGTCTACAAGCAGCATATAGTTTACTAGGTGTTAGCAATCGTGCATTTATGGTACGTGCTGATCTAGACCTAGCACAACTAGATGCAAGTGCTACTGAGCCAGACGCAACTCCTGCAAATGGCACACATTGGTTAGATACTAGCTCAACAGCATTTGGTATTTTTGAATGGAATGGCGCAGCCGTAACAACCAACGGTGGTCAGAAATTTACAAATAAAGTGCCAATGGTAATCACTGACTCAACTAAAGTTGATGCAGGCTCAGGCGGCCCAAAAGCATCAGTGGGTGCTATTGGTGACTACGCAATTGTTACAACAGAAGAAGCCGAAGCTGACAACCCGCAACTAACAATCTTACACCCTGGGCAACTGTGGTTCAAGAGCAAGGGCAATGCGTTTGCTGGCGTTACAGCTGGTCAATGGGTTGAAGTTGGTTCAGCAGATTGGTTTAACAGCTGGCCTGTAGTTACTAGTACTAAAATTAATCCTAACTTAGCTGCTAACAACGGCCAGACATTTAAGATTAACGGTACAACAATTACATCAGGCACATCTTTAAGTAGCGTTGCAATTTCAATCAACAGTGCTACTGGTCTTGACGGAATCAAGGCAGCAGTTGTAAATGGCAAGTTAGAAATTTACAGCGACGGTACGTTAAATGATGCTGCAGAAGATAGCAGTACAGCTAACTCTGTAGTTATTACAAACGTAACAGGCACACTAGTTGATGCCACAGCAGCAAACAGCGCACTTGGTATTGCTACCGGAGTATACTATGCTCCAAGATTAGTAATTAGCAAACACACTCAAGTTCCACAGTGGAAGGCTACACAAACAGCTCCTCGTCCTACAGGAAGTGTATGGATTAAAACAACTGAGCCAAACTTAGGTTCACGTTGGAGAGTTAAGCGTTGGAACGAAGCAACACTAGCATGGGAAAGCGTTGAGAGCCCATTGTATGCAAACGGACACGAAGCATTAGCTGGTCTTGATAAAGTTGGTGGTGGCGTTAACTTATCAGTCGGTCAATTATATGTTCAAACTAACTACACTGAAGACAATGGTACAGATGAAACACCTAGACTAGCAAGTTGGAAAATTTGGAGAAAAGGTGGAAGCGAAACTGCAACAGTTATTAGATCAGCAAAAATCACTGATGCTAACACAACAGCAGGTTCTAAGACTATGCGTATTGCAGAAAGTTTAGCCGGTACTAGCGTATTAGGTGACTACAACGGTACAGGAACATACAGTTATAAAACTGTAACATGGACTGCTACTGGCGAAATAACTGATGCAGAAGAAATGGCAAACGCAATTAATGCCACTGGTTTTACTAACATCGAAGCTGAAGTTGATACTCAAAATCGTGTAGTAATTAGACATAAAGAGGGCGGTGATTTCCGTATTAATGACAGCGTAGCCGGTGGCAATACTCCAATGGCTGACTATGGATTTACACCCTATGTTTATGAGCCATCAGACAATGACTACGCAACTGGTACTAGATATTTCCACGAAGCACCGGACGGTGATGAATTGCATGACTATGTAGCCAGTAGCTGGGAACCATTAGTCTATGCTGCTAATGCAGATGCTCCTTCAAGAATTCCAGACGAAGGCAGATTATGGTACAGTTCAGTTATTGACGAAGTTGACATTATGATTCATAATGGCACTACATGGGTCGGCTATAACAATTATAGCGAATATAGCAGTACAGATCCTAACGGTCCTATTGTAAGTGCTACTGCTCCAGAAAAGCAAAGCGAAGGCGGTGCATTAGTAACTGGCGACTTATGGGTTAGCACAGCTGATCTTGAGAATTTCCCGCAAGTTTACAAATTTAACTTTGAATTAACAAATCTACCAATTACTAAACGTTGGATTTTAGTTGATAAGACTGACCAATCGACAGAAGATGGTATGTTATTTGCTGATGCACGTTACAATACTAGCGGTGTAAATAGCTTTGAACAAGGTTCGATAGTTGATTTATTAGAAAGTGATTATTTAGATCCGGATGCTCCAGATCCAGCACTATATCCAAAAGGTATGTTGTTGTGGAACCTACGTAGAAGTGGTTATAATGTAAAATCCTTCCGTCGTGACTATATCGACACTGCTGAAGATAACGTTCGTTATGATCCAGCAAGCACAGGCGGTGAATCAATGGGGACATATTATCCACATCGCTGGGTAACAGTTAGCGGAAACCAAGATGACGGTTCTGGTAGCTTTGGCCGTAAAGCACAACGTAAAGTCGTTGTACAAGCTCTACAAGCCACAGTTAATAGCAATCAACAAATTCGTGATGAAGACGGACGTATCTTTAACTTGATCGCTTGCCCAGGTTATCCTGAGCTAACAGGCGAAATGATCAGCTTAAATTATGATCGTGGTTTAACAGCGTTTGTTGTAGCAGACACTCCAGCACGTTTAACTCCAGATGCAACAAGTTTGTTAGCATGGGGTAACAACGAAAACGGTGCATTAGAAGACAACGACATCGGTGCAGCTAGCTTTGATGAATACATGGGTATGTTCTATCCATGGGGCTTTACAAGTGACAACTACGGTAACAATGTTGCTGTACCACCAAGCCACATGATCTTAAGAACAATTGCTCTAAACGACCAAGTTGCTTATCCATGGTTTGCACCAGCTGGTGTACGTCGTGGCGGTATTACTAATGCAACAGCAGTTGGCTATGTTAGCAGCGAAGGTGAATTCAAGTCAGTTGCATTGAACACAGGACAACGTGATACATTGTACGAAACAAAGGTTAATCCTATTACATTCTTTACAGGTACAGGATTAGTTAACTATGGTCAAAAGACACGTGCTCGTGCAGCCAGTGCTTTAGATCGTATTAACGTAGCTCGTTTGGTAATCTACTTACGTAGACAACTAAGCGTATTAGCTAAGCCATACATCTTTGAACCAAACGATAAGATTACTAGAGATGAGATTAAAGCTGCTGTTGAAGCTCTACTATTAGAGTTGGTAGGACAACGTGCTCTATACGACTATCTAGTAGTGTGTGATGAAAGCAACAACACTCCAAGCAGAATTGATCGCAATGAGCTTTGGATTGACATAGCTATTGAGCCAGTTAAAGCAGTTGAATTTATCTATATTCCACTACGCTTGAAAAACACCGGCGAGATCGCAGGTCTATAATTAAAGGAAGAACAACATGGCAATCGCATCATTAACAAGATTCACAGTACCTTTAGCTAGCGATCAATCTGCTAGCTCACAAGGTATGTTGATGCCAAAGTTAAAATATCGCTTTAGAGTGATGTTTGAAAACTTTGGAGTTTCAACACCTACTACAGAGCTTACAAAACAAGTACAGACAGCGGCTCGTCCAAACGTACAGTTTGCTAACCAAGTAATTGAAATTTACAACAGTAAAATCAATTATGCTGGTAAGCATACATGGCAACCAATGGCCATAACATTACGTGACGACGCAACTGGCCAAGTTGCTAAGTTAGTTGGCGAACAAATGCAAAAGCAGTTTGACTTCTTTGAACAAGCTTCAGCAGCTTCAGCTATTGACTACAAATTTAATTTAAGATTAGAAATGTTAGACGGTGGTAACGGTGCAAGCACACCTAATGTTTTAGAAACATGGGAATGCTACGGATGCTATATTGTATCTGCTAACTATCAAACATTAGGTTACGCTGAACAAGGTCCTGTAACAATTGACCTATCAATTCAACCTGATAACTGCCTACAAAAAGCAGATGGTTCAGGCATTGGAGCTCCAGTAACTCGTACATTAGGTACAGCAGCTACCGGCCCAGGCGGAGCAGTTTAATTAACAACAGAAAAAGCAGCCAGGCTGCTTTTTTTGTAACTGATCATTATATGCATACTTAATCAGTATGCATAAATATTGTTATGTCCACTTACGCTAATAGACAACTGATTGCATCAGGTCCTAATCTTAGAGACCCACAACATGCTGCACGAGCATTTGTTGACGGAGATTTTGCCCTTGCACCAAAATTAAAATTTCAACATCATGTTGTTATTAGTACATTAGGTGGTGCAAATGCTCAGTTGAGCTTACTAGCAAAAACTGTAGAATTACCCAAGTTTCAAGTTACAACAGAAGTTGCTAATCAATATAACAAAAAAAATGTTATAATGACTGGTATTACTTATCAACCTATTACAATTAAATTGTATGATGATAACTCAGGTGTAGCAAGATCATTATTTGAAAAATACTATAGCTATACGTTTAGCGATCACGGTGCTGCTAAAGCAGGGTTGTATGGTAAATCGTTAATGCAACCTTTTACTAGCTATGGTTTAGAAAATTCTCCAATCATCCCGTTTGTTAACTATATCAAAGTTCACACATTTGCTAAACGTAGATGGTTAGGGTTTGAACTAGTTAATCCGACAATAGTCAGCTGGAGTCATGACACATTTAATTGGACTGACACAGCTCCTGCAGAATACACAATGTCGATTGCTTACGATGCTGTTAAGTATGATAGCGGTAATGCAGCCGCAGGCAGCCCACCTAACTTTAGCGGCGCTGGATATGATCAAACGCCAAGCCCTCTACAAACTCCAGGTGGAGGGACTAGTCCTGCAAACGGAACCGGTGGTGTAAGGACTGGATCAGATCAAGTATTTGGAACAACCGCTAGAAGAACTGATCCAAGCGGTTCTTTTCAAAATCCCCTAGCAACTAGTTCAGCAGCCAATAATACTACTAAGCAATATAATAATCTACAACCATTGACTCTACAAGGTACTAGTAACTCTACAAACAACAGTATTGCATCTTCTTCGACCAGAACTGCACTACAGTCGGGTAGAATAGGCTTAAATGATACTGCGTTCCCTGTATATGACAAGGATCGAACTACTCTAGCAACAACTAGAAAAATAGTAAGATAATATTATGGCAACTGATCGAACATATAATTTACCTGCAACAGATGTAGTCGATAGTTCTACAGAAGTTAAAAACTTCTTTGATAAATTTTTCCTGCATCAAATAACTTTCCCTAGTAATCAAATAGACGCTGTTATAGGATTTTTCTTAAAGAGAGGGTTTGACGAATCTGCTGCTCGAAGTACTAGTATTGTATTATTAAATCAAGCTAGATTAGAAAATATTAATCCTCTTACACTAGTCGATTCATTAAAAGGACTTACAGACGTACAAGTAAGCCAAGTAGTAACAGAAGTACTAAACGGTTACCGAGATAAACGATCTGCTCTAGGGTACAAATTAACATCAGTTGATGAAACTTTAGAAAGTAGAAACATAGTACAATAATGGCTCGCTTTGCTCAAGGAAAATACACAATAGTTAACCCAGACAAGTATGTAGGCAATAAAAGTCCTACATACCGTAGCAGCTGGGAATGGCACTTTATGAGATTTTGCGATACAGATGCTCGCATACTAAAGTGGGCCAGTGAAGCAATTAAAATTCCCTACAAAGATCCATTTACTGGTAAAGGTACAGTCTATGTACCTGATTTCTTTATACAATACGCAGATGCTAAAGGCCGCATGCAAGTTGAACTAATTGAAGTTAAACCACAAAATCAAACTGTATTTGAGAAAGTTGGCAAGAATCGCAACAATCAATTACAATACGCAAAGAATCAAGTAAAGTGGCGAGCAGCATACGAATGGTGTGCTAGGCAAGGTATTAAGTTTAGAATTTTAAACGAACAAGACTTATTCCACCAAGGCGGAAAACGATAAGTAATATTATGAAAAAACTTGAAGAAATTTTAAATCTGCCCGAAAGTAAAAAAGTTATCAAGAAAGCTGAGAAAGAAAAAGCAGACGAAGTAGCACAGCCGTTCCTTCGCGACATGTCAGAGTTTGACAAAATTGCCGCTAGCTTGCCTGCTGTAAAAGGCCTAGGTGACGCTGCCGACGCTGAATTTGATGCACTGGCCCAACGTGCTACAGATGCCTACGATGACCTAATGGACTTGGGCATGAACGTAGAAGCACGTTATTCAGGCCGTATTTTTGAAGTAGCAGGCGGTATGCTTAAAAACGCTATTGATGCTAAAGCAGCTAAAATTGACAAAAAACTTAAGATGATTGAGTTACAACTTAAGAAACAAAAGCTAGATCAAGACGCAGGTCAAGAAGATAACGGCATTGATGTTACTGGTACCGGGGTAATTGTCTCAGACCGCAATAGCTTGATCGAAAAACTTAAAAATATGAATAAATAATACATTAGGATTCTGCTCATGAAATCGTTTATTGAATACTTAACAGAAAGTAAAGAAGAGAAGAAATACTCTTTTAAAATTAAAATCGCCGGTGACCTTCCAGAGAACTGTGAAGATGTTATGGAAACCGCCTTGCAAAAATATCAAGTAGCTAAGTTTGCAAAATCTAAAACTACGCCAATACAAGCTAAGTTGCGTGACTTTCCTGCTATGGAAAATGTTTCAGTAACTATATTCGATGTTGATTTAGAATATCCAACTACTAGTCAAGTATTAGTAAATTATATGGCCGAACAAACTGGCCTTACTGCCGATCGCATTCGCGTTCGTAGTCCTTTAGAAGAAGCAGAGTCTGAGTTAAATTTGGAACATGCTGACGAAAAAGATAGCAAAGCCATGTTAACACAAGACTACGCTAAAGAAAATAATCAAGGTATTGTAGGAGATAAAGGTGTTAGTAATTTCTTAAAAGAACTTGCTAAGGCACGCAAAGATACAGAGCCAACACAATACAAGGGTGTGAATGATGCTATCCTAGCAAAAAAAGTACCTAAAGAAAAATCACAAGAACAAGCTAAACCTGTTGCCGGCAAAAGTCCAATTGGTTCTGCTAAAGGAAAATAATTATGAACTTTAACGAATTAATGCAAAGAATGCGCGACTTAGACGCTCCGGTTAGTGAAGAACTAAAAGGTGGTCAAAAAGAATTAGATACAGACAACGATGGCGATATTGAAGCCGATGATTTAAAAGATCTACGTGATAAGAAAGTTGATGAAGAAGTGGTTGATGAATGTGGTATGGCCCCAATGTCAGGCATGAGCTCTGGTCAACAAGACAATGTTAATATGAGCATTAACATGAACGGCGCAGGCCCAGGCGGTATACGTGATCTATTAGATATTTTACGTAATATTGAACAAGGTAGTGATGACCCCGACGGCGGCGAGCTAGGCGACCTAATCGGTGCTATGGGAGATGAACCACGTGGTAAGGTTGCAGTAATTGACAATGATATGGAAATGCCCGTTGATGAATTTGCAAACAGCCCAGATGAGATGTACAGCTCTGTAGGTGATGTAATACCAACTGGTGACGATATGCATAGTAAAGGTGCAGAAGCACCTAAAGTTAACGGTGGTGGCAATCCGTTTGGTGTTAACGAAGAAGAATTAATTGCTAGATTAGGCAGTTTATACGAAACAATTAAAAATAGATAATTGGATATAATCCAGCTCAAAGCAGGCCAAGTGCCTGCTTTTTTATTGTAAATAGTATTATGGCAACTAAATCATTAGACGGTGTTTTAACCAAAAAAGCACATACAAGAGAATCCTTTACTGAGAAACACATTCAGGATCTTCTCGCATGTTCAGACCCTAATAATGGATATCATTATTTTTGTAAGAACTATTTTTATATACAACACCCAGTTAAGGGAAAAATGCTTTTTGAACCGTTTGAATATCAAACAAGATTGTTAGATGCATATCACGGACACAGGTTTAATGTAAACATGCTACCACGCCAGATGGGCAAGACTACATGTGCCGCTGGCTACCTACTCTGGTTTGCAATGTTTCATCCGGACCAGACTATTCTTATTTCGGCGCATAAATTTACTGGCTCGCAGGAAATTATGCAGCGTATTCGATACGCATATGAACTATGTCCCGATCATATTCGTTCGGGTGTCGTTAACTACAACAAAGGGAGTATTGAATTTGATAATGGATCACGTATTGTCTCTACAACTACTACTGGCAACACAGGTCGTGGTATGTCTATTTCCTTACTATACTGTGACGAGTTTGCCTTTGTACCTCCAAATATCGCCGATGAGTTTTGGACTTCAATTTCCCCGACACTAGCTACTGGTGGTCGTGCAATTATTACGTCAACCCCTAATAGCGACGAAGATACATTTGCTGTTATTTGGAAGGAAGCCAATAAGAAATTTGACGAGTTTGGAAACGAACAAGAAACTGGATTAAATGGGTTCTTTCCGTTTACCTGTTCCTGGAGCGAGCACCCAGATCGTGATGAAAAATGGGCAACAACTGAACGTGGTCGTATCGGTGAAGAACGATTCCGTCGTGAATATAACTGCGAATTCTTAGTCTACGATGAAACATTGATCAACAGTATTCACCTTGCTGGCATGGAAGGTAAAAATCCTATCATGAACATGGGGCAAACCCGCTGGTATAAAGAACCAACTAAAGACGGCATTTATGCAGTTAGTTTAGATCCTAGTTTAGGTACAGGCGGCAACTCAGCAGGAATACAGATATTTGAACTACCTAGCTTTATACAAGTAGGTGAATGGCACCATAACCTAACTCCTATACAAGGACAAATTAGAATACTAAAAGAAATTTTAACTTATATTAAAGATACAATAGGTGAAGAGAATGTCAGCAACATCTACTGGTCAATTGAAAACAATAATATCGGCGAAGCAGGATTAGTATGTATCCGTGACATAGGAGAAGATCAGTTTCCTGGACTATTTGTATCAGAACCTATTAGAAAAGGTCATGTACGCAAATTCCGTAAAGGGTTTAACACCACACACAAGACTAAAATTTCAGCTGCTGCACGTTTAAAATATCTAATAGAATCTAATAAAATGAAGATTAACAGCAAACCCTTAATATCAGAACTTAAGGCTTTTATTGCTACAGGGATTACATTTAAAGCTAAAACTGGTGAAGAAGACGATCTTGTTTCGGCACTGCTATTAATTGTGCGTATGAGTCAAGTACTAGCAGATTGGGATGCACGAGTCTTTGACTCTTTTAGTAGTAACGATGTGTTAAATGAAGAAGATTTTGAACTTCCAATGCCTATATTTGTTTCGTCTACGTTCTGATAAATATTAGTATGGATAAAAATCTCAACCCTATTGCAGCAGAATTGTTTGGAAAAATTCGCACACAATTTCCAAAGATTCAACTTGGCGATGCAAACAGTGACCCTACTGATCGAGAAGAAGATGCACGTTTTTTCGAATTTGATTTTGTTAAAAATGGAGTTAATTTAGGTACAGTTTCTGCGGACCTTTCAGAGGACGATGGACTAGTTGTAATTTACAGTAATGAAATTACAGATGGGCAACCAAGTAGCGTTTCTAAACAATGGTATAATTTCTTAAGAGAACTTAGAGAATTTGCCAAACAAAATATGATGAAGTTTTCTATTAGAGATACTTCTAAAAGTAATCTAGAAAAAAGAGATTACGAACACTTAGCTAATAAGCACGGAGAAGGTAGCATGACCGAAAGTAAGTTATATGGAACTTCTAAAACTAGTTTTCAAGAAATGGGAGAAGCTAAATTAATTGTTAGACATAGCCAACCTGTTAATTATGACTTGCCCGCAGGTCGTACACTACACATCGAAAGCATCTATGTAGAAAACGCTGACGGTGAACGTTTTAAATATCCATTTAAACATTTAAATGGTGCAAGAGCCCTGGCTACACACGTAGCGCATGGAGGCAATAGTTATGATAGCATTGGTCAGCATATTATTGGCTTGAGTGAAGAACTAAACAAACTACGTATGTTTAAAGGTTACGTAAGTCGTAATCCAATAGTTAGTGAAGCAATGGGTACTATTAGCAACAAGGTCTTTGAACGTATCGATCAAGTTAAAAAAGAAATTCATAGCCTACAAAGCTCTAATTATTACAAAGCATTTGCAGAATCTTTTACAGCATCTGATGCACAAGAAATTCCAGAAGATGTAGTTAATGATTGGGTTGATCGTTTAACAATCCGCACATTTAATGAAGAATTAAAAAATGTATTCCCATACATTTATAAACTAGTAGGCGAAGAAGTTGGTGTTGTTAAAGAATTGTCAGTAGATGATTTACTAGATGAGAATACTCCTGAATCTGCACAATACGATCCTATTAAAGAAATAGAAGAATTACAAAATTTTGAATCTTATTTAGGAAAAATTATTGGCGAAGAGAGTAACCTGTTTAATGCAGATGACGAAAGTCAAAGTGCATCTATACAAACATTGAATCAATTAATTGCACAAGAATTTCCTGCAGGAGCCGATGGCACTAATGCTATACAAAGCCTAAAGGGCATTATTGACGACCAAGAATTTTTAGATGCTGTTAAACAATTGGGCAAAGTCAATCCAGAAATGGACATTAGAGATTTACTAAAGAGTTACCTAGAAAAGCACGATGAAGAAAACGGAACAGACATTGCTAGTAAGATCAATTTTGATTCTACTACACCTGCTCCAGAAGCTCCAGCTGAGCCAGCGGCAGCAGAAGCGCCTATGGCACCAGAACAACCTGCTCCAGTAGCAGAAGAAAAAGAAGATCCACCGTTTGATGGTCCTTACAAAAAGCCAGGCGACAACAAAGATCAGTTTGGTAATACTGTTAAGAATCCTGCTCGTCACGCTGCTAAGAAAGGTATGGCTGCTGCTATTGCCAAAGCAAAGAAAGCTGGCGCAACAGCAGAAACAGTTGTTAACTTTGGATTTGGTGAAATGTCACTAGGTGAAGCTATTAGTAAAGCCGGAATGGATGTTGAAGAGTTTTTTGAAAGTAGCGGTAAGCAAAACGAAGTAGTTGAGTTTGTTAAATCAATGTACGATGAAACAACTGGTAATTTCCCCAAAGGCGAAACTGGTGTATTATTAGCAGTTGAAAAACAATTTGGTGAAGATGCTGCTCATCTAGCACACAAAGTTATTAGTGAGCTGTCACAAGTTTATGAGTCAAAGAGACTACGCCAACTTGCAGGTATTACTGAAAACGGTCTACAAAAGCCACAAGCTGACGTTGCTGAAATGTTCAAACACTTTAATTCTATGTTTAGATAATTGGTAAAAATAAATCACATTTAAGCAAGATATCTCTTGCAATGATAAATAAAAGTGCGTATAATAACATATATGCACTTTTTTACTTTACAATGGTGTAAAGTAGATATAGGCAAAACTAGCAGAAATGCAAAACAACTTAGGCTAACAATAGGAGATAATCATGGCATCATTAGCTGAAATCAGAGCAAAGCTCAAAGAGCAAGAAGGTAATTCGAAAGGTGGCGGTGAACGTACCGGTGGAGACAATTCCATTTATCCTTTCTGGAACTTAAAAGAAGGTTCCGAATCAACAGTCCGTTTTTTACCTGACGGAAATCCCGACAATACATTTTTCTGGGTAGAACGTGCAATGATCAAATTGCCATTCGCCGGTGTTAAAGGTTCTACTGACACTAAGCCAGTAACCGTTAACGTCCCTTGCATGGAAATGTATGGTGAATCTTGCCCGATCCTTAATGAGGTACGTGGCTGGTTCAAAGATCCAAGTCTTGAAGATATGGGTCGTAAAT